GCAATAAAACCAAGCCTTATGCGCGTGTTTTTGTCTACTGACAAGCCCGTTGAGTTTGCGCCTATGGGCTCCGATGACGCGCAATTTGCAGAGCAGGCAACCAAATACGTGAATTACAAATTCAATCAGTTGGGCGGCTACCGGGTGCTGTCTGATGCGTTTCAAGATTCGCTGCTTAAAAAGTGCGGCATCATCAAATGCTATTGGGATGTTGAGAAAAAAAGCGAAGTATTTGATCACCAAGATTTGCCTGACCCTGAATTTTCAATGATTGTAAATGACCCGCGAGTGCAAGTTATTGAGCACACCGAAACGATAGAAATGGAAATTGATCAGCAAGGCATGGAGGTCCAGCGGTCCAGTCACAATGTAAAAGTTTCCGTTGAAGATGAGTTTGGTGATCTTGTTATCGAGTGCGTGCCACCGGAAGAGTTTTTTGTGTCGAGCGAGGCGACTAGCTTAGAAGATAGCTATGCGGTTGTTCACAAGCGCGAGGTCCGCGTTGCCGACCTGGTTGCGATGGGATATGACTTTGAGCGGGTCAGCGAGCTCACAGGTCACGATACAGATAACTTTCAGGACGAAGAGAGGTTTGAGCGCCAAAATTTCAGTTTAGACGATGACGAGCAACCGCTAGATCCGTCGATGCGGAAAGTTATCGTCAGCGAGGTCTACATGAAGCTAGACGTAGACGGCACGGGCAGTCCCTCGCTGCACAAAATACTGCTGGGGGGCGGCTCAGATGAGCTACTAGATTATGAGCCCTGGGGTCATCTGCCCTTTGCTTTATTTGAGCACGATCCGCAGCCACATACTGTTTTTGGCCATTCCCTGGCTGACATTTTATTTAGTGAGCAAGACGCTGCAACTGCAATGCTGCGGGGTGTGTTAGACAACGTCGCGCTGACGAATAATCCAAGGACAGAAATCGTTGATGGAATGGTCAACAACGATGACCTATTAAATAATGAAATTGGTGGCATTGTTAGAACCAAGCAACCAGGCTCCATAACGGCCCTTACAGTGCCTTTCGTTGCCGGGCAGACGCTTGGCGCAGTTGAGTATTTTGACGCTCAAATCGATCAAAAAACGGGTGTATCGGCGGCGTCATCAGGACTTGACACAAATGCGCTAAACAACACCACCGCAACGGCTGTCAATGCTGTTGTGCAGGGCTCTGCGTCCCAAATCGAAGTGATGGCGCGCAATCTAGCTGAGGGCGGGGTCACCTCTTTATTCAAGTTGATGTTAAAGCTCACTGTAGAGAATTGCGACAAAATTGAAATGCAGGCAATTGCTGGCGGGGATTATATGCAAGTCGATCCGCGTTATTGGAATAAAACAATGGATGTCACTGTGAACGTTGGACTTGGAACCGGCAGAGAGGGTGAGCGCTATGGCGCACTGCAGCAAGCTCTGGATATGCAAGTGCAGATATTTACAAATTATGGTGCAAATAATGGCCTGGTCGGCATGACGGAGATCAGGAATACGCTTGCAGATATGCTTGCGCTGGGCGGCTTGAGAAACATCAACCGCTACTTCAAGCCAATGGATGCAGAGCAAGAAATGATGCTGATGCAACAAGCTCAGGGCGGGGAAGAACAGCCGATGGACCAGGCAACTGCCTATTTACAGGCAGAGCAAATTAAAGCGCAGGCTAAATCGCAAACTGACATGGCGCGGTTGCAGATTGATGCTCAGAAAGCTATCGCGCAAGACGATCGACAACGCGATCAAATGGACCAGGATCTGCTTGTCAAGGCCGCTGAACTGCTTGGTAAGTATCAGACGAATGTTGACGTTGCAGGCATTAAACAAGCGCAGGCGGCCCCACGATATCCGCAGCAGGCGCCAGTGCAAGCTGTAACCGGCGGTAGATTTTGAATTCAAAAGAAAAGGCTCAACGATACGCTCAACTTGCGGCTGATGATGTATTTAACGAGCTTTTAACAGATGTTAGAAATGACGCCATTGGCGTCTTTCTCTCGCAGTCCCGTGACGACGGGGCGATCACTCGCGCACGCAATTTGATTGATGCGCTTAACTCAATCGAGCAAAAGATCAACTCCGCGAAATTGGACGATCTTGTCGATGACAAAAAGAGGAAATCAGCACCGTGGAAACGACTGAAAACGTGATGGACGGCAGCATCGAATCTGCCGTGGAAGCAATCCTGCAAACCGATGAGGTGGATGAAAAAGAAAAGGCCATTGAGGCTGATTCTGAAACCGAAGAATCTGTCGAAGCTGAGGCTGAGTCGGAGGAGGAACAGGAAGAAGACGACGACGAAATTGACGATAGCGATGGCGAAGACGATGCCGTTCAAGAGGAGCAGTCATTCACTGTTAAAATAAACGGTGAGGAAAAGGCTGTATCCCTCAAAGAGCTCAAGCAAGGGTATTCGGGTCAGCAGTTCGTGCAAAAAGGGATGCAAGAAAACGCTCAGGCGCGCAAGCAAACCGAGCAAGTTTACAACGCCCTTTTAGAATCTCGTCAGGCAGTAACTAATTTATATCAGCATCTGCAAAATGGTAATGTAGCTCGGCAACCGGTCAAGCCAGACATTGCGCTGTTAGACACCGATCCCATCGGATACGTCGAGCAGAACGCACGTTATGAGCAAGATATGGGTGCCTATCAAGCTGAAATGCAACAAATTCAACAGGTCCAAAATGACCAAATCCATGCTCAAAATTTAGCACTCGAAGCGCATCGAAACCAGGAAATGACGCGTCTACTCGAAATCATGCCCGACCTCAAAGATCCAACCAAAGGCCGCGCATTAAAAGAGCAGATGTTAGTCGCTGGTAATGACTATGGTTACTCGCCCGATGAAATATCTGCGATCGTAGACCATCGCGCAATTCGCGTGCTTGACGATGCTCGTAAGTATCGAGAGATCATGGCAGGAAAGTCAAAAGCCGTCGAAAAAGCATCTCAGAAACAGAGAACAAAACCCATAAAAGCAGGCAGTAAAAAAATTAGTTCCTCGCAGAAAGAGCTTCGCAACAAACAGCAAAAACTCCGAAACTCTGGCTCAATCGATGACGCGGTTGCGTTAATTCTTGAGCAATAATTTGAGGCAATTCAAATGGCACAGCCAAGTAATACTTTTGACAGCTACGACGGCGCTAATTCGATACGAGAAGACCTTACCGGGGTCATTGAAAATATAAGCCCCAGTGAAACGCCGTTCTACTCAGCGTGTAAGAAAACCAAAGCAACTGCAACTTTGCATGAATTTCAGACGGATGCTCTTAGAGCAGCCGGAGCAAATGCGCATATCGAAGGCGATGCAACAACAGCAGAAGCACGTACTGCCACAACTCGGTTGGGAAATCGAACGCAAATTTTCAAGAACGCGGTCGTTATACCCGACACTGATTCTGGGCTTACCAAGGCAGGCAAAACTTCTGAAATGGCCTACCAGGTTCTGAAGGTCGCAAAAGAGCAAAAATTGGACATAGAATTAGCGCTTCATGCTAATAATGCTTCAGTAGCCGGGAATGCAAAAACTGCCCCAGAGCTCGCCCGGGCTCCCTGTTTGGTGACGACTAACGATAGTTTTTTTACCAACAACAGCGGGGCGGGGCCCAACGGAAAGGGGGGGGCGAGAACCGAGAACGGTTCGACCCGTGCGTTTACTCAAGCGCTTTTTGACGCAACTATGCAGTCAATCTGGACCGCTGGCGGTAATCCCGACACTGTATATTTATCGCCTTTTCAGATGAATGTCGCGTTGGGATTCACGGGTAACAATAACCAGCGATCAACCGTGCAAGCGGGAGATGAAAAGGTTATTAAGTCACTCGACGTCTATGTAACGCCTAAATCCCTTTGGGCCTCTGCAGCGTAAGTTGCAAGAGATAATCGCGTGAATTGTCTGGAAAGCTAAGTCGTAAAGATATGCCAATCAGCAGCCAAGTGCTACAGCGATGTAGTAAAGGTTCAGAGACTAGGTCATGGAGTCCCTTGAGGACAGTAAAGGCCCACGAGTGCGCGAGACCCCTATGGGGTTAAGATATAGTCCGATACTCCGGGGAAATCCGGAGAGCAAAGGATAAAGAGCCTTTGTATAACAGATGTGGGGTACGGTTGAATTTCAGCCGTCCAGGTCGATTCCGAGCCGTAATGTGTTCATTTGTCAAAACGATATGTGGAACGTCGCTGTTTTGCGGCCCACAAAAAATGTCGAACTGGCAAAGTCTGGCGATAACACTACGCGCCAGGTTGTCACTGAATTGACGCTGGTATCTAAGAATGAAGCAGCGTCAGGTATCGTCTGTGATTTAGACGTTTCATAAAAATAGTGTAACAAAGTAGTAAAACTAAGCCCTGCCCCTTTTCGGGGGTGGGGTTTTTTTTGGATTTTTTTTATGGCGACACCTAGAAAAGGCAAGGCCAAAGTCAAAATCACGGCTTCCGGCAAAAAAGTAAGTTATGGGCAGGCGGGTAAATCAAAGTCTGGCGGTCCTCGCGTCAAGCCGGGAACGTCTAAGGGCGACAGCTATTGTGCGCGGTCGCTGGGCATCAAAAAACGGCTATCAAAGTCAAAGCAAAACGATCCGAACACACCCAATAATTTAAGTCGCAAGCGCTGGAAATGCGCAGGCGCCAAGTCGAGGAAAAAGTAAATGAAAGGTGTTAAGCACTACAAGCGTGATGGTACTGAGCACAAGGGGAGCAGTCACAAAATGCCCAATGGTAGTTTGCACAGCAACAAATCTCACACAAAGACAAGCGTTCCGCTTTTTCATTTTAAAGACCTTTCGGCAAGAGCCAAGACAAAAGCAAAAGGGAAATAACGATGCCAGGTTTATATTCAAATATTCACAAAAAACGTGCGCGCATTAAAAAACAAAAAGCCGCTGGTACAAAAAAAGTGGAAAAAATGCGGAAACCTGGCAGCAAGGGAGCGCCAACAGCGAAAGCATTTAAACAAAGCAAAAAAACTGCGAAAAGGAAATGAAAATGTACAAGACAAAATCAAAGCCTGCAAAAGCTAAGAAATCTGCTGGTAAAAAAAAGCGAGGTGCAAAAAATGCTTATTGAGGAAAAAATTACTCCGACGCACAACGGAATACAAGTGCGCAAAAAATATGACAACAACATTTATCTTGACGAAGTTGAGCAGATACGCAAGCAAGGTTTAGGGCAAACGGGAGAAAACAGATTGGTCGGTCGCATTCCGATGCATTTAATCGAAGCCTGGGCGAAAGAAGCTGGTGTGGCGTGGTCAGACCGCTCGGCAATGCAAGATCTTGTAAAAACAAAAATGCTTTCGGGTGATTTCGATAAATTTAGAATTTGGAAAGGAAAATACTGATGGAAATAAAAGTAAGTACACTGATTTCGTTGATTCCCGTTCTGTTGGTCGGCGCCGGGGCAATTGCATCATTTAGCACGTTGAGCAGCGATACTGCATCGAATCACGAAGATATCCAGCAAAACGAAGTTCGATTAGAACGTCATCAAACGCAGATTAACGCGCTCGATAAAGAAGTCGCGACGATCAAAGTGAAAGTGGAAAGAGTTGAAGAGGTCACTGCGGAAACAAAAGATGATGTTAAGCAAGTATTGTTGATACTACAGCAGCGTCATACGTCGCAGTGATACATGAGCGCAATCGTTTTTGCATTAATTGTCGTCTTAGACGCTGACAGCGGCGTAGAGAAAATAGCAAGCTATTGGTCGCGCTTAGAGCATTGCTTGAGCGATGCCCGTCTGTTGAGTCGCAGAGAAGATAATTACCGGCCCATTGTTGCTTATTGCAAGCCCGTAGAGGTCGATCCAGCCGAAGTCACTGTGCTCGGGCTAGAATCAAACGATGGCTGAACAACCTTTTTTTGACCCCTTTTTTAAAATCATTATTTGTGTTTTTTTGATTGTGTTAATTATATGGAGTTTAAAATGAGTATTCTCGCGACACTGCTAGGCAGCGGAGATGTCATATCAAAGGGCCTTGGGTTAATCGACTCGATGCATACTTCCAAGACCGAGGAGATCGAAGCAAAGACAAAAGCCAAAACGGACCTGCTAAGTGCTTACGCTCCCTTCAAAGTTGCGCAGCGATATCTGGCTTTGATCTTTGGGTTTACTTTTGTCTCGTCATATTTGATGGTCCTCACATTATTTTTTTTAGGGCGCGACATTACCCAGGTTCAAGAAATCATTTCGTCGTTCAAAATTGACTGGATCATGTTAACGATTGTTGCTTTCTATTTTGGTGGGGGCGCGTTCGAGGGCGTGTTATCCAAAAAGGCGCAAAAATGATTTTGCCTTTTCCTGTTGCTCAAATGTCAGATGAAGAGCGCCAAAGAGTTTTGGTTTTCGAGCAAAAAAATGAGATTGAAGCGCAAAAACTGATCATCAGAAAACTACAAGAAAGGTTAGATGCAAAACTGCACCGAGAAGAGAAATTGAAGAATGAACGACTTACGCTACTTTAAAGTTTCTGATTTCGACTGTCAGCAAACGGGCAACAACGAGATGTGTCCTAAATTTTTGGCGCGCCTTGATGATTTGCGCCACAAGACCGGATTCCCTTTTGTGATCACATCAGGATATCGAGATCCTACACACAGCATCGAGGCCGCTAAATCAAAGCCTGGCAAGCACGCCCAAGGCATCGCTGCAGACATAAAATATAACAGCAGTTTTCAAGCGTACATGATTGTCAAAAATGCACTAGAAATGGGGTTCAATGGGATAGGAATTGCAAAGAATTTTATCCATGTTGACACGCGAAAAGACGTGCCAAAAATGTGGTGTTATTAGTAAAACATGGGACAAATTGATAACAATGGGACAAATTTAAAATCGACCTGCTCTACAGCCCAGTAAATTGGCGCACCCGGAGAGATTCGAACTCCCGACCAAGTGGTTCGAAGCCACCTGCAAATAGCCGATAAATCTTATATTAATCAATTACTTACTAAAAACATTGTCCCATTGTGGGCTGCAATTTTGCTGAATTAATTGTTGTGATATCAGTGTTTTAGCGAATTAATGGGACAACAGATTCGGGCTTTCTGCGGTAAATTCTTTGGGTCGTTGATGTGTTGTGATGTTGAAGTAATTTTGATGCTTGTTCGGCGTTTTCTAAATCTGATGCGGTCTTTGCTTTTAGATCATGCTCGGTAAACCGTTCGGCTAGAGATGTTGTTGCCAACGCTTTTTTCATAGTACGCTGCCACTGTGAATCGAAGTTACTTGTAATGCCATCATCCGTAATAAGTGACTGTCCCATTGAGCTGGCGAAGAGATAAAACGATTGCACTTTGCACCAGCGTTGGCGCCAGGCCATGATGTCATCAATGATGTTTTTAAGTCCTGTTGATTGACCCTGATATTCAAATAAAACAATAGATGATTTACCGCCTTTTTTGCCAGCGGTTTTTTGTCTTTTTGGAAACCTAATACCCTCGCTTGTGATGTCGTTGAGTTTAATTCGAAGCAACATCGACTTATCTTTACCAGTGGCAAGTTTTAGCGGAATGTAAACCTTTTGCATCGCGTTGCAAACAGAAAGAAACGCTTCTAGCTCTTCATCCTCAACGTATCTGTCTCGATCTGGAATAGAGATTTTACCAACTATGCCTTTGATTGGGTGCTGAATATTGCAGCCCCATTCAATTGCTTTCGTAAATAGATGCGATAGCACTTCAACGTCTAGGTTAGCTCTCTTAGCACTTAAATTGCTACCTACATAGTCACGATACTGATACGCTTGGTGCGTCTTAAAATCGACTACAGGTTGCTTTAAGTCGAACACGCTGCGTAATCGTTTGAATGATTGGCGATTGCTTTTCTGTGTTGCCGCTGCTTTGTCAGGAATCACTTGGAGTTCGTAGCGGTCAAGCAGGTCTTGAAGCGTAAAAGGCTTATCGGTTGTGACTATTTTTTCAGCCCACTGCCTGAAGGCTTGCATTTCAGCGGCGGCTAAAGTTGCGCCGCGCCCCAATACCGGTTCGTGCAAATTGTCCCAATGATGTCGATTGATTGTGGACGTTCTAAAGCTGATTATATATTGCGCTGTGGCGCCGCGCTTACGGACACGCCAGCCTTTTGGGTAAACTTTATTATTTAATTTCCGCTTAACCAAGTGTAGAGAAATCCATTGCGTACTCTTTAATTTTTGGAATTGTAAATTGCTCAACCGGAACAATAAAAGTGCCGTCTGGCCTAACACGATAACTGTAGCCTAAATGTTGCAACACTTTCAATTGCTTTGATCGAGATTTCGCGTTAGTCAATTCAATAACCTCAGCAGTTGATAGCCAAAACTTAACCGACATTTTTTCAAAAAATCTCCATGTAATACTCAGCGACGTTGCACGCTTCAGAATACCGATTTAATACTTTAATTGTCTTTTTGTTGATTGGGTGGCCTACGCTTTTAAGCTCGCTAATCCGCGACGCTAATCGCGTAATGCCCAATTCTCTCCAAGCGTCAACCGATGTAATTGACTCGCCTGTCTCCAGATATTTCAAAACTCGATCACACTGATTCATCTCATCACCTCGCTAAAACGGTATTTCGTCATCAGGGAAAGCGGTTTGCGCTGGCGCAGGAGTCTGTTGCGCAGGGGTGTTGGTTACAACATGAATGCCATCGCCTTTAAATGCTGTCACATTTCCCACATATTTTAATTCGCTGTGCGTGCCAGCCAACCTCTCCTCTTTCGTTGCCTGCTCTTTGATGCCACCATGCTGACCGTATTGATTCGGCTCGTCTGGCGTAATCCAGCAGGTGAGGTTTGCATACTTAGCCCCATTCTTGCCCGCGTAAAACCTGTCACGGTCCAATTTTGTGATGTCGATACTAAAGTTAACTGCTAGTGTTGCCATGTTTATTCTCCTTTCATTTTCGTTAATAATTCATCAACTTGCGCAACGCAATCTGCAACGGCGCTTTGCAGTTTCGCTATGTATTTTTCATCTCTTTTCACTCGAACTAAAACTTCTGGCATAGTTTCGTGATAAGAGTAAATATCCCAGTGCTTGCGACCCGTCACCAACAAGCACATCATTATCTGCTGCTTGTAATCGGCTGCGAGTGAGTCAGGATTTTGTATGTATTTAGCGTGAGTGATTGGCTTTGGCACTTTGATTTCAAGGCCACCATGTTTGCCCACCAGCGCGTCGGGAGAGCAGCCATACGTTTCGCAATCGCTCAAAATAAAGCCTGTCTCAATCACATCGTCCGTCGTTTGAATTGCAAACATTCCGCGTGCTTCCGGCTCAACCGCTGTACCCCTGGCCATCCATTCGGTGACAAAAACGTCAGTCACAGCGCCGCTGTAGAGCTCGTACGCAAGTTCAGCGACATAGCCGTCAAACTGTGTTGATCTTGATCCAGTGGCTGTTATAAGGCGCTTACAGTTCGAACCAGATGGCTTGCCAAGGCGCGCCGCAAACCATTCATCCGTGCCTTGTGTGTGCTCCAAAATTATCATGCTGCAACCTTCTCAAGACGAGACATCACGTTTTCGAATTGTGTGCTGGAGAGATCTGCAAGAGAATCAAGCTGGCCTTTGTATGAGTTTTTCAAAAACCATTCCTCCGATTTGTCCGATTTTTTTAAGGCCGCTTTAAGTTCAGCAATTTGTTTTTTAGAAACGCGAGGTGCCGGTGATTCGTTTGCTGCAATTGCCTCCGCTTCATTCGCGTCGTCATCTTTCTGTTGCAGCCCAGCGACCGCAGCTAAAGCGTAGCGACGAGCGTATGTAAGCGATGACCCGGCGGCTTGCGGCGTTGCCTTGATCATTGGCAAAACATAATCGGACTGCAGCCACTCGCCACTTGTATGCATGAGAATCGTCGTGACACCAGTGCCAGCTTCGTCGCTAAAAGGATGTTGGCTGAACGCAATGCCGTTATCTGCAAAAGGTTTTTTGACCGCTTCGACGACCTCTTCCAGACCTGCATATTTGCTCTTGAAATGCGGGTTGGTTTGGGCGGCTCTTGCGCCAGACATTTGCGTCTGCGCTTTTACAAGCGCCGCAGCGATTGCCGCA